TACTTTAAATTCACCACCAAAATTTTTAATGAGAGTCTTTTTACTGTATCGTTTAGTGTATTCTTCACTCAACATACGAAACAATCGAAACAACCAATCATAATGTTGTTTAGAAGAACGAGTCCAGATTGTACTAGGGTGGTTTTTGTGGGCGATTTTGTATAGGTCTGGATGAGCATCATCTTCATCAAGTACTCTATGAGCAGTTGATAATAATTGTGCACTCTCTAATATCATTTTTACTACGTGTTTATCACAGTGAGCTTCAGCTGCTTCTTGAGGACAAGTTGCTAGATAGAAAATGTTCATAATATTTACTTATTTTTAAATCGGAGTTTCAGATTGATAAATAAATTTTTCACCATTGATAACTTGTTTTACAAAATCATCTTTTCCATTCAACCAATCCACTGGTTTCTGGATACCAGCCCAATAAAGATGTTCATTCTCTTTCTTTTTTTCTACCCAAAACATCATTAATTGAGCATGCCAATCTCCCTCAAATTTATCACGCCAATGATACATATCACAACCATGATAAAAAAGAGCTTCTCCTGGTTTACCTACAAATGTAACAATATCTTTTTTCTTGTCTTCCAAATAAATCGGCCAACCAGAATGACTAGAATTTAAATTTATAGTACAAGCATATACACTAGAATCTCGATCTACATGACGTACCATTTCAGATCCTTTCATATAGATTCGAGCATAACAATAAGATGGAACTAACTCCATTTCCAACACTTCTTCAGCTTTTGGTGTTAATATGGACATAGGAAAAAACATGGGAACAAAATTCATGAAATTCCATGTATTATCTAGACCTTCTCTCAAGGGTTCATGCTCAAGCATTCCGTAATTACAATCACCCCGGCGCACACGTTCAAGTAATTGGTGCCAAATTGCCGTTGCTGAATTTTCATCCATTATTTGTGTAATTACATAACCACGTTCTTCATATTCATTATTCATTTAGTAGAACCTTTATTTTCCAAAACAGTTACACGATTCAAATAAGAAACGGGCTCATTATCAAAAGATCTATATTCAGTAAGTGTAGCTTTTAGAAGAACACAATCGCCTACATCAATAGATTCGCCTTTATAATGATAAAATATCGCCTTGCGTCCGTTACGGTCTATCATCTTATGGATTGTGTAAGTTCCATCACTAAACCTGCTTTTTCCTTCAATTACATTTTCAAGTTTAAGAAAAAATTCTCCTTTGGTTCCTTTTTCTGCAAGATATTTTTCCATAATATTCATCCACAACGTTTACCATGATTTTTTGTAAATCTTTTATTGTAAGCTGATTCAACTCTTTTACACCCTTGAAAATCTTGATTACAAAGACGTTTAGAACTACCACATATATTCCTTTGAATCTCACAAGTCTTTCCCCCATGATCTCTTTCAAAATAATTGGGACAACTACTATTAGAAGTACTAACTATCTTAGAAGTACTAACTATCTCACTTTTTTTAATTGGTTCAACTATTGAATTTTCTACACAAGTCGGACAAGCACCAGTTTCTAATTCTATAACACAGCCAGACGGTGACAAACAAACCAATTCTGCCATCGCTGTAGATGACAAAATACCAATAACAAATAATCCAAATAATTTTTTCATTCCGAAAGAGCCTCCACCGCATCATTTACAAGTGATTCTTCATTTTTTGCGAAGGAATACCCCGCAGAATATGATTCGTTTATCAATTCTGTTAGAGCCACTTCTGCAGCCTCTGTATCACCAACATTTCGGTAGAGTTCCAATATTTCTGTAACTGTTGTCATAATCAATTCTCAAAAAAATAAATTAATAAAAATGAAAGATTATTATCTAATATCCTCACACACAGAGCAAGGTTAATGAATTCGCCGCCACTAAACTACACCGTTGCAGGCACCAGAACATTTCCAAAGGAAACCATTTGCGAAAACAACTATTAGATAATCTCTCATTGTTTAGGTCCATTATCTCATTTCCTGGAGAAAATGTCAAGTTATAAATGACGTTTTTTGTGTTTATTGTAAAAAATATGAGTATCTATTTGCATTGTCTTATGTCTAGCGATAGCCCATCGTGGATTTTCAATATAATCGGCGTGATAATGGGTCGCCCCATCTGTAATATCTAAAAGTTTTGCATTTTCTAATACATATATCGCCACTTTTTGTGATTCTCCCCACATTTTACCCATACTCGGCGTATCGTGTTTGCCATCACAATACCAACTGAATTGGCATCTATCTCTAACAGGAAAACCACTTTCATGATGTCTTCCTTGTTTGACTACAGAACATACAGTATTTGGATAATGGTTTGACTTTACACGATTAAGTGTTACTTGTGCTACTGCTAATTTTCCGGCAGTAGATTCTAAAGCCGCTTCAAAATAAATATTCATTGTCATACATTCCAACTCTTGTGGGTCTGTTAGTACTAAATCAGCTGATTTATTATAATCCCTGTGTCGACTTGGAATATCTAACAATGTTATTGGAATTTTATTATTGATTGTGGGCGCGGTTAAAGGAACCCAAATTTTGTTGGTGCTATTTGAATTCAAAGGTGTTATGGATAACAAAAATATACCAACAAGTAAAGTTAAAAATCTTGTCATAGTCCTCTTACGTTAAGGTTATTACCCCAGGAAACAGGTCTAATCACTAAGATGTACGCTGGCTTCTCTTGCTTCTTGACCAAGAGCCAGTTCCATGCCAACCGCTGGGTAAAAAAGTTGTATAGTCAAAATCAGACTCCCAACTAGTTCCATCCATTTCGGTTGCAAATTTGCCTTTACTAACATTCCACGGCATATTCAATTGTACACCCCAAGCTTTAGCTAAAACAACTTTAATTCTAATAGGGGTAGAATTATCATCCCTATGAACGTCAATGTGTCTCAATTCAGCTTCTTGTATCGATACAACTCCGTCTGCTGTGGTTTGCTTGATATTTACTATTCTATTTTCTAATGTAGGTATAGCTGCCATTTTAATTTAATAAATTAGGAAAAGTGTCTTTTACTAAATTATATGTCAATCCTTTACATTTAATTTTTTTCTCCTTGACCTGAAGGAGTAATTCCGCTTCTCTAGGATGTATTGCTTCTAACATTGTAATGAATATTTGCTCCCGTTTTACCTGATTGAGATCATCCCGCCCACCTTCTATAAAAAGGTAGAGTTTCCTTATTTGTGAATACAAATAGGTTGGGTTGGGTTCATTAGTATCTCCCTGATAATCTCTGTATGGTGGAGCTCCTGGAGGAAGTAGAAATTTTATATTGGGGTCAAATGCAGCACCAAGTAAAGACTTGAGTGCTACAGAATCGTTTTCTAGTAATACTTTCTTTTTTTCTTCTTTGTTTTTTGCCTTTGCAATATCGTCGAAGATTGTAGGTAAACTTAATGCCATAATTAAAACTCTTGAATATTTTCTGTTAAATCTTTAAGCCTATGCTTAATAAAATAACTCAATAGCTTACTTCGATCACCGAATGATTGTTTTTCAAAGTCATTGAGTATATTTATACAAATAGAACTTGGAATTTGATCTAAATCCACCATCGCTGAATTTCTATGCCAATTTCTCAACATATCTTCATTGCAATAATCTTTAGGATCTACACCATACCAAGCATCTAATTTTTTCTTAGTTAATGGTTTTTGTCTCATTTCTTCTGTTACAAACACAATGTCAGGAGAAAGAATGTTCGGAACACCATCACCAGAATCTCCCTTAATTATTTTCTCATAAAGAGAAAACTTAGGATCACCTTTTACATATTTTTTCTGCATGGGTGAATATTGAGTTACATGAGTATATTTCTGTAACTGAATAAAATCTTTATCACTTGATAAAATCAATGTAGGTTCTTCTGTATATTTCTTAACTAACACACCAATAATATCATCAGCCTCAGCAGTATCTATATGTAGTACTTTATAGGGAAAATTATCTCGAATTTCATCCCTTATTGTATTCAAACAATCAAAAAGATGTTGCCAATTTGTATGATCATCTTTTCTTTTGGCCTTTCTATTTGCTTTATACTGAGGAAAAATTTCACGTCTCCAATTTCGTGAAGAATCAGTACAAATAACCATTTCTCCATATTCCTCATGAAACTTAATGCGAAATGTTTTGATTGTACTAAGAACTAAGTGCCGAAGCAAGTCTTCATCGACTTCTGAAGCACCATGAGCAACGCCCATATATGATCCAATTACAGTTTGAGAAAAATCAAGTAGTATCATATTTCCTTATTTCTATCTTCAATTCCAGATTTCATTGCTTTCAGCAATTG